TAATTGGAAATGCCCATGGTAAATCTTCGGTGGGAAGTATTTCTTTGCTATCTATGTGATAGCCCATAATACGAACACGGCATCTACCCATGCGTAAAGGGTCGTCGCGATCTTCGACCACGCCGAACCACCAGTAAAACTGACCAACGTTATTAGTTGTTCTGTTATCCATCATAATACAAATTACTCCATCGATCTATTTAGCTGGTTGGCGCGGGCGCTGTTGGTGTCGGCGCATTTGTGGGAGGGTTTGCGGCTGGCTTTTCTGTTGTAGGTGCATTTTCTGTGACAGTAACCAGATCGTTCAAATATGAATCCTTAGAAATTTCGCATATTGCATTGTGTCTAAGTTTTGTTATTTGGTGATGTATTGCAGTTATCATATAGTAACCACTTATCCATTTGTCTCGTATATCTTCACTCGCAGATTTATCTCTATCGGCCGATACCAGGAACAGTAATTTTCATTTTCAACGTTGTAATATCAGAGAACAAACTATTTCTTTGTTGCACATATCTTTCAGGATGTAGATTCATTAGTTCATCATCTTGATTATCTAGCACGCCCTTATGAATGGTTTCAATGAATACTTTACTGTCCGACGATCTAATCACATTAGCCGGAAAGATTGAATTGTATTTCTTTTCTTTCTTGGTAGGAGTGACGCTAGTGGGAGTGGATTCATAATTACCCAGATGCGGATACTTCTGGAATTCAAATCCATGGTCGTAGACAGTGCCGATATATTCTTTGTTTACCATATCAAGAGTGCATAAAGAACTTGCAAAATGTCCCAAGTCTTGACCTTGAAGAACATCCATGTTAGTTAGGAATTCTAGATTTTCAACATGAGTGTAACCCGCCCGGATAGCATCTTCACCTAATTGCTCATTAAATTCTTTCTTGCGGTATTTAAATTTATTTGCCACGTATCCAGCGTCTAACTGAGATTTAATAAGACCACTAACAGAACAGAAGTAAAATGACTTAGTGGTTTCGTAGAACAGATAGGTCGGCGCATCTGGTACCGTAGTACCAATCGATCTCTTTGCCAGATAATTCATAATTTGAAATGGTGTCCACATAGGTGGCAAAAACGATATCTTAGAAGTATGTGGCTGATCGCTAATGTATATGCCCGTCTTGGGAGCGGTTGCTTCGGTATTCTTACCATTTAGATAACGAGGTATTTCTTTAAAAACCTCATCGAAAACTTTTTGGGCACACTCGTCTGTAGTGCCTTCATATTTTTGACAAAGATATGTTACGTTATCTCGCATACCCTCCATAGATATAAAGTGTAGTGCATATAGTTGCTCTTTATCTTCATTCGAAAGAATGCGATTCTTGATAGCATAAACCGCAAAAGATTTTTGAATGCAGTTTGTGGGGTCATAAGGCAAATCAGTAATTTTGGGCGTAGAAATATCTAACGTCAAAATTTCATCGCCAATTAAAGGAACTTTTTCAATTAAGTTCTGTGTATCACGAATGATGATGTTTCCGTGCAGACATGGCGAAAACATATCCTCATAGATATTGATTTCAACTACATAGTCTTTAATATCAATCACACCTGCGCCCTCAGAAATCAGAAGCACCTCATTATAAACAACATCTCCAGCTTTTTGCAGTAAAGCAGGTGAACGTTCTTTGAATGCATCTAGATCGAGTTCTGGTTGACCAAATTCTGACTCGTCATACTGATCCATAATATTTTACCTTGAAATTAGTGTCTGGAATTTGTTTACAAAATATGTTAAATATTCTGGGCGCAATATTTTAATCTCTCGTTTAACATCATTCAGTTTTTCTTCATACTGCATATTAGTAACTTCTGTTTTCGTTCCCACATACGAAGATTGCACAATTAGACCGTCAGCCTCATAGTGATGCACTTGATAAATTTCTTCCAGTCCGCCATATTTTAGTTTACAATATTCTAATAGGTCGGCATTAGACTTTGGCCATTCTTCTCTGATATCCACATAATTATTGATAATAGCAATTACCCAGTGGTATGTTGCTTCACCGTAATATAGATCGCTTGCTTGTTCTATTGTGTAACCGTCTGGAACAGTAACAGTCTCAATCTCCGAGTAGTTCACGGAAGGAGTTTTGGTATATACTCTTCGGAAAATATCAGTGACATACTTATACTCGTTTCCAATTTTAAGCATACCTGATGGAAAATTACTAAAATACGACACTATTAATATCCTAACTTTGTTCTCTTACTTGTCAAGGTTTCAAGTTCTGTAAACTCTAGTCTGATAGTAGCTTCGGTAGGCATACCCTGTGTACCCTGGAAAGTAGTAAAGCCTTCTGCGCCGTAATCAATATTGAAACCAGTAAGCGCACAGTTAGAGATTTTGCGGACATATTTATTTTCTTTACCAGAATTGTGATAAATCACGATCAGAAATTCGGAAGGATAAATCAAAAATACGCCCGCGGCACTTGGCTCTGGATGCATATGATTGATAAATGTTTCGATGATTCCGTTTTTTCCAAAAATCTTGTTGCCCTCTTCCAATGATCTCGGCGCAAACTTATATTCGAATCCAAACTTTCTGAATCCCATATTCTTGAATAGCTGTTCTTTGTATGGGTTTTCAACTGCTTTCGATGTAGCTTCTTTTAGATTTGTTACCGAATTACCACCGATGGCACCAGCAAGTTTAGCCAACTTTCTGGCAGCTAGGGCACCCGTATCATAAGCGGCTTCACCTAAACTTGCTTCGCCGCTAAAGTTTCCAGTCGCCGCAGCGCCAACAATACCACCCAAATCAGCAACATCATAGTTTGCAGCATAGCCATAGCTCAATTTGTCTTGAATGCCCAAAACGACGGCCTTAGCTCCCATAATCAGCCTTCTTGCACCGATTGCATTCAATGCCGCGCCACCTGCACCCCCAATGACTGCACCGCCTACAGTTTTTGCGACGGCTACCCCAGCCGCTCTAAAGAAACTAGACAGACCACCAGTGCCACCCATGGCATCTTTCATACCCGCAATACCAGCAACTCCGCCTGTTTGTGCGCCCAAAACTGCGCCTTGTGCCGCGCCTGCCGCAGTGGCATGTTCTGCATCTACTCTTTGTTGACCAGAAGTTTCAAATACAGCGCCTCTTCCGTTCAATGCAGCGGCTGCCGTTGTGCCTTCTCTAACTAGAGGATAAAATGCAATCCAATGCGTGTATTCACTATCGGGTGCATTCAATCCTTCTGGGTATTTTAGATTATCTGTTGATGCATAAATGCTTCCCTTATTGAAGGGATTTACCATCTCACCCTGATTGAAAGTATCTCTATTGAATCTTCTATTTGGAACTTCAGGTGTGGCCTGCACCGCGGCCGCATCTCTTTTTTGTGGTGGGGCATCAGCCATGAAGATAAATATCCTATTGAGTTTACAGTTTGGACTATTTATATGACCTATACAAAGGAGACTATGAAGGGTCTCTATAAAATACAAAATCCTAAAAAGTATATTGGGAATCCCAACAATATTGTATATCGTTCTAGTTGGGAATTGAAGTTTATGAAATGGTGCGATAGTAATCCAAACATATTGGAATGGGGATCAGAAGAGCTGGCTATTCCTTATATTTCACCTAAAGACAATAGAGTTCACCGATACTTTGTGGACTTTTATATGAAAGTTCAAGAAAGCAGTGGTCAAGTAAAAAAATACTTGATTGAAATTAAACCAGCCAAGTTCGTTAGAGAACCCAAAATTCCTAAAAGAAAGACAAAACAATTTCTCAATGAAGTTATTGCGTGGGGAGTAAATCAAGCCAAGTGGAAGTATGCAACTGAATTCTGCAAAGACAATGGCTGGGAATTTATGATATTAACTGAAAAAGAACTTGGAATTAAAGCATAAATATAGACTAAGGAGATTATACAATGGCTAAAGCATCAGGAAATTCAAAGACAGTATTTGCGCCTCGCCGCAAAGGGGTGAAAATGAGCACCATGAATAAGCATAAGCGCCGCAATTTTAAGAAGTATAGAGGTCAGGGCCGTTAATGGCATCAAATAACGCCTTTCAGAAACTTCGTGCGCAGATAGGAGATGGACAGAAGTCCATTGAATGGTATATGCGCAACGTTAAAAGTCTAGTGGGCGCAAGAGTTTCTGGAAACACCGTTCTGAAATCTGATATCGGCAGTCTTACCAGTAAGGTAGAGATTGGCGCGATGTATATGTATTTCTACGACCCGAAGTTTAAAAACGAACTTCCGTTTTACGATACCTTTCCTTTAGTATTACCGTTCGGTCCAGCCAAAGGCGGATTCTACGGAATCAACGTTCACTATTTACCTTACATGCTAAGAGCAAAAGTTTTGGGTGAATTAATGAACTTTGCGGATTCCAAAACGCTTACACCCAATAGCAAAATGCGACTGTCATATAATCTATTGAACAGTTTGCAGACTGCACCCGAAATTAAACCGTGCATCAAGCACTATTTGACAACACATGTAAAATCACAATTCATGAAAATCAATCCTGCAGATTGGAAGGCAGCAATATTCTTGCCAGTTGAAGCATTTGTTGGCGCAACAAAAGAAACTGTTTTCAGAGATACTAGGAGCAAGATTTAATGGAACAAGCACATAATAGCTTGGCAACTTTTCGCGCCGAATCCAGAAAGAGAGATTTTGCTCGTTCTCATAGATTCGAGGTGCAGATAATTCCTCCTGCAAATCTAATGGGAGAAGATGGTAAAAGAGTATCGGGCGGTCAAGCGATGGCAACACACTTGACATCTGCTGGTCGTTCGGCAGAACATCTATCTCTTTTTGTCGAAGATGCCATGGTTCCAGGAATACTTCTCGGCACAAAACCGTTTAGAGCTAACAACTTAAACGAGCAACGTGCGACAGCGATTGATTTTGGCGGAGACTCAATTACGCTTACGTTTTTAGTTGATGTTACTTGGGCAGCAAAAGACTTTTTCGGCGATTGGATGCGCGGAATTATTAATAATAGAACTAGAGAAATTGCTTTTCCAAACAAATACTATGGTGGTATGATAGTAACTGCATTAAATAATAAAGATGAAGTAGTTGCTAAATGGGAATTAGAAGATGTATTTCCTAGATCTATTGCACCAATTCAAATGTCTAATAGCAACACACAACCTATTAGATTACCCGTAACGTTTACTTACAAAAGATGGTTTGTAATACCAGTTTAATTAATGAAGGACTAAATTATGCCATTACCAACTATGAATACTCCAACTTTCAAAGTGAAGTTGCATTCATTATCCAGTGAAGTTGAATTTCGTCCGTTTCTTGTGAAGGAAGAAAAGATTCTTATTTTGGCTCAAGAATCTAACGACCCAAAAGAAATGATCAAAGCGATGCAAGAT